TACTAGTTCACGATGAGAGTGGTAAATGGGAGAGACCTGATAATATAAAAAATAACTGGAGAGTTACAAAAACTTGTTTACGTTTAGGTAGTAGAGTTGTTGGTAAGTGTATGATGGGATCAACTTCTAATGCTTTAGAGAAAGGAGGTGATAACTTTAAAAACTTATACTATGATTCAGATGTTACAAAGCGAAATAGAAATGGACAGACTAAGTCAGGATTATATTCTTTGTTTATTCCTATGGAATGGAATTACGAAGGATTCATTGATGAATTCGGACGACCTGTGTTTGATGATCCTAAGCAACGAACATTTGATCCACATGGAATAGAAATAGACTGTGGTGTTGTAAGTCATTGGGAAAATGAAGCAGATGGTTTAAAAGATGATCAAGACGCTTTAAATGAATTTTATCGTCAGTTTCCTAGAACAGAAGAACACGCATTTAGAGATGAAACTAAAAATAGTTTATTTAATCTAGTTAAGATATACGAACAAATAGATTATAACGAAGGAAATAGAAACTCATCAGTATTAACGCCTGGTAATTTTCAGTGGACAAATGGAGTTAAAGATACGCAAGTTACATTTAACCCAGATCCAAATGGTAGATTTAAAGTAAGTTGGGTACCAGGAAATAAATTACAAAATAACGTCATATTAAAAAATGGCGTAAAGTATCCAGGTAATGAGCACATGGGAGCTTTTGGTTGTGACTCGTATGATATATCTGGAACAGTAGATAACAAAGGTTCTAAAGGTGCATTGCACGGATTAACTAAGTTTTCTATGGAAGACGCTCCAGCTAATACTTTCTTTTTAGAATATATAGCAAGACCTCAAACAGCTGAGATATTCTTTGAAGATGTTTTGATGGCATTAGTATTTTATGGTATGCCGTTATTAGCAGAGAACAATAAACCAAGGTTATTATACTATTTAAGAAGAAGAGGTTATAGAGGATTTAGTATGAATAGACCTGATAAAGTTTGGAATAAATTATCAACAGCAGAAAAAGAAGTTGGTGGAATACCAAACTCTAGTGAAGATATAAAACAAGCTCATGCAGCTGCTATTGAAATGTATATTAATGATCACGTTGGATTATTACAAGACGGTACTTATGGCAATATGTATTTTAATGACACGCTTAATGACTGGGCTAAGTTTGATATAAACAGAAGAACAAAACACGATGCTTCTATTAGTACTGGCCTAGCGATAATGGCTTGCAATAGACATCTGTATAGACCTAATCCAAAAGTTAAAAAACCTCCATTAAACCTAAATATATCCAGATATAACAACAAAGGATTTCAATCAACAATAATAAAACAATAGTATGATAGGTTATACTGTAAATTTCCCTTCTCAAGCGGTAAGTGATTTAGAAAAAATGTCGCAAGACTATGGTTTAAAAGTAGCTCAAGCTATAAGAACTGAATGGTTTTCTGATTCAACTTCTAAGTATAGTACTAATTTAAACAATTTCCACAAACTAAGATTATATGCTAGAGGCGAACAGCCAATACAAAAGTATAAAAACGAATTATCAATTAATGGTGATTTATCTTATTTAAACTTGGACTGGAAACCAGTTCCAATAGTTCCAAAGTTTGTAGATATTGTTGTAAATGGTATGGCACAAAGATCTTATGAGATAAACTGTTTCTCACAAGATGAGTATGGAGTTAGCAAAAGAACAGAATACATGGAGTCTATGCTTCGTGATATAAGATCTAGAGAATATAACGATATAGCTAAACAACAGTTTGGAGTTGATCTATATGAAAACGATAAAGAAACTCTACCTGATACAGAAGAAGAGTTAGCGTTACATATGCAACTTAACTATAAGCAAGCTGTAGAGTTAGCAGAAGAACAAGCTATAAATGTTTTAATGGAAGAAAGTGATTATGATTTAATAAGAAGAAGATCACTTTATGATTTAACTACAATAGGTATAGCAGCTACTAAAACTACGTTTGACTGGAACAGTGGGGCTAGAGTACAATATGTTGATCCAGCTACATTAGTTTATTCTCATACTGAATCACCTTATTTTGATGATATATATTATATTGGTGAAGTAAAAGAAATACCTATCAATGAACTTGTTAAAGAGTTTCCAGAGTTATCTGAAGAAGAAATAAAAGATTTATCTCAATATCCTGGTAGATTAGATACTTATAGAAAAACTGATTACGATAGAAATAAAATAGAGGTACTTTATTTTAATTACAAAACACATTCAAATGATGTTTACAAATTAAAAAAATTAGGCACTGGAGCAGAAAAGGTAATAGAAAAAGATGATACTTTTAATCCACCAACCGAAGGTATGGATGGAGATTTTAGTAAATTAGAAAGAGTTGTTGAAACTTTATATGAAGGAGTTTATGTTGTTGGAGCTAATAAACTTCTAAGATGGAGGATGGTTCCAAATATGATGAGGAGCGACTCTGATTTTGGTAAAGTAAAAATGAGCTATCAAGTTGTTGCACCAAGGATGTATGAAGGTAGAATAGAATCTTTAGTTAGTAGAATAACAGGTTTTGCTGATATGATTCAATTAACTCATTTGAAGTTACAACAAGTAATGGCACGTATGGTTCCTGATGGAGTATTCCTTGATGTTGATGGTTTAGCAGAAGTTGATCTTGGTAATGGAACAAACTATAACCCACAAGAAGCTCTAAACATGTTCTTTCAAACTGGTAGTGTCGTTGGTAGAAGTTTTACTTCTGATGGTGATGCTAATCCTGGTAAAGTACCAATACAACAAATAAACAATGGTGTTAGTAGTAATAAATTACAAAGTTTAATTACAACTTATAATTACTACTTACAAATGATAAGAGATGTAACCGGACTTAATGAAGCAAGAGATGGTAGTATGCCAGATAAAAACGCTCTAGTAGGTGTACAAAAACTAGCAGCCG